TGGTAATCTTTCGATAACCTTCTACGAAGGCCCTCGTAAGACCACCCAGACTTATACTCCCAACCGAATGCCCCAGAGCCGATCGGTACCTCAGGAAGGATCAAACGTCCTTCTTGAAGTATGGTCGACTTTAGCCACTCAGCGGTACGGTAATAACCCCTGCGATAGAGGTTATTACGTGTAGCCACCGAGCCGGCCATCGACTCTGGCTTAGTCCTACTTGGGAGAGTAAGCAAGTACGTAGGGGTCACGTCGTGGCCCTTAAAGTACTCACCACCACAAGACTCTCTGAAGTTTCCACTTCCGAAAGTCTTCGATTGGTTAACCTTGAAACCAAGGCTACTCAGAATTCCCAAGGTAACAGACCCGACATCTTTGGGGACAATGATGTCATCCCCAAAGACTAGGACCTCCCGTGCAGCCGCTTCAAGCGACTCTATCGTTCTCCCCCATCGTCTTACAAAGAGGATGGCAGAGATTCCAACGATAGAGAAGATGATCGATTGTACGGGAAACGTAAGAGCAGAACCCATGGAGGAAAACTTCCTAAGTTTGTGAAACTTAGGAGATTTTCGATCGATCGTGTTAACGATCCATCGTGTCCTGCATGCGTGGAACGCTTGAAGTAGGAAGGGATTCCTACGAAACATGCGTTCGACGACATAACAGGATACCCTATCGGAAGCCTCAGACAAGTCAATTGTCCAATGCGACCGAACCATGGATGCTCGCCGCGCACGTTCCTGGTTGAACGTTTGATCACGGAAGTGAATAACGTTCGAGAGGAACATGTGACGACTTCTGGTCATAAGGAACGACCTCACTATTTGCTGACACCATTGATGTGCAGTAGGCTCTGAGGCGATTAACCTCGGAGTCTTCTGCGTCTTTGGAACAGCAATTAGCTTGGACGGAGGTTCCAATGGTAGGAACCGGTCCTTAAGACCATCAGAGCAGTCTTCGACCCACAGGCCATAGTTTGCAAAACCATAGTCTGCGAGAGGAAAGACTGTTGCGAGCTTCTCCGGCCAGTAAGGAAATGTATACTTTGAGTATACAGACCCCTTTCTGTCCGAAACTGCTCCAGGCCCATGCCTACCCTTCCATAAATGGGGTTCAAAGACCCCAAGAAGAGAAGTCGTGCAATCCGCAGTGAATTGGATTGCATCGGCTACCTCCCCTGGAAGGCAGGGTTCGTGGTTGTCTCCAAGATCAAGGGATAGCTGACCTTCCCGTCGATGCACCGAAACGAGGTCTCTAAACGAATAGGACCCCAAGTCAGTAACATCGAGGGTGTCAGCGCCCCAATCCAGGTCGCCACTACGAACACTGTGGTCAGTGCGGTAAAACGATCGAACCGCTTCATAGGTTCTTTCATCATCGCATTCGATCCTAAGCTTCTTTGTGGCAGAAAAGAACTGCCGCAAATAGGCAACAGACCGAACGCACGCATCCGACCGTAGGTCTCCTTCACGGGTGAAAACGCGTAGCAGTAACCCCCGGAAAAGTCTGGGGACTACTGTGTCACGGGCAAACGGCCTCATATGAGGAAGTCTGAACGGGACAAGGCGTTCGCTGGCCAAGCATGTATCAAAATGCTTGCCAGCAGCGACGAGGTCTAACGTGAAGAACGGTAGACCTCTAACTTCACCCGCAGAGCTGAGACGCGAATAATCACGTTCCAACTCCGAACGGAGTTCGGGCATGCTACTAGTGCAATCTTCCACGATTGCCCTATAGGCCTGCAGAACAAAGGTGACATGCCGTTTCGTCATAAGGTCCTCCATTTGGTGGATATATGACGCATGGCCTGGTGCACTCTTTGCGGTTAAGCAAACCATCTCCTAGAGCGCAGTATCACTACTGATCTAGGAAGCTTAGGGACGGGAATCTAAGATTCCCAACCCAAAAGCTTGGCAGCGATGCCACCAGCTTTGACCATGTAAAACGACATGGCCTCGCTGACATCAATTACGTCAGTCGAAACGTCCTGTTTGGACGCTCGAATGGTGTAAATGATTTGCGATCGCTGTCCCAGGGGATACGTCGCGGTCGGCTTCAGGTATCTTTCGAACGTCACAGTGTGACGATCGTAGTCCTGAGTGCCGGCTTTAACGTTATCAGTCGAATGGCGGACAAGTGCCCGCCACTGGACAGTGGCTTCGTCAAGGAAGTACTCCGAGCCGTAGCCATCCTGGTTGATGAGTGGTAACGTCTTGGCGGTTCCACCGGAACCGTCAAGGGTAATCACGAGTGTTGAACCAAGCATGCCTTTGTTCCCCTGGTGTCTAGTCCCCCCTCAGCGAGTCAGCCGAGTGATGGCTAAAGCACCAAGGATCGACCACTGTCGGTTCGTTAGAAACGGAACCGACGCCGTTATGGACGGACTACCGAGTGTCCTAGTCATAGACACTCGAGTAGCTTGACCGGAAGATGTGCCCGTTTTCCAAGCAGCGTCGCTGTTTGGACTAAGGACACTCACTTTTCTCGTTTCGGTCTTCTCCATGATACAGGAGGAGCCCGCTATGACTGGTACAGTATTCTTGTTGGCTTCTAGATAGTCGCCAACATTACTGAACCAATCAATCATCCACGTCCATGGAAGAAGATTCCATATCGTGGAAGCCGAGAAATCCAATCCGAAGGCAAGCTGGATAGCCTTCCTTCGCATTGCAGCGTTGTTGTTAGGAGGCAAGCTCGTGGGTTTCCAACGAATGGTACCCCACCTCCTCTTGTGGGTTTGGACCTTCATGTTGACGGTCCAATCACCACCCACACCAGGATAGCCGCCGGAGATGTTACTTCCGGAGGCCGCGCGTGACTCCTGCAACTTCATCTTCCGTCTAAGCCCTCCTTTACTGTACAACCTCTTCAGCTCGTTAACCTTGCGGTCAACGGCGCCGTTGAAGTCTAACAGAGAACGGACATCGCTAATAAGGGGAGCCCACCCAAAAGTCCAAGACAGGTAACCACCTGCCGAGTTCTTCAGGATGGAGTCCCCAGCTAGCTTGACCATTCTAGGGAGATCACGTAACTCAGCAATGCTGACGGTCCCCATGACAGTCGCACGGTTAGGATTAGTCCTAGCGTGCAACTTAGTGAAGTCGTCAGCCATACTGGGAAACGTAATTGGCAGATGCGCGACTCCTACGGTAGTGAGGGGGACGTAGTTGACCAACTCGTAGTACTCGTTGATCGACTTCGTATACCTCCCATTTATCCGCATGAGTGTGTCTCTCGTCTTCTCTATTGCTAGAGGATGATCGACACCAGGACTTCCAATGTAGTCGTCGCAGACATTGCGGTACTCGTACACCCCATTTAGTATAATGGGGTTAGGCGGGATGAGCCAATTAGGATTGGACCACCACGCTTCCGAGCCGCCGTCTGTTAACGACTTGGATTCCACGCGATTTCTGCTAGGCATAAATCCGTCCACAGTTAGGACGCGGTATTGCGCGAGCTCATGCTCGGTGCTAGCCCTAACAGGGC